GAGCGCGCTGCCAGGATGTGCCCGGTATGCGGCGGAGAGAGCGTCGTGTTCCGCAGCATAGAGAAACGAGATGGCACAATCACCCGGAAACGGATATGCAGGCTCTGTGAAACAAAGTTTGAAACCACAGAAAAATTTTTGAGGGTGCTATATATAGCACGACAGAAATAGAAGCCTATGTTACACTGATGGAGTAAGGGTGTCGGCTGCACTCTTGCTCCATCCTTTTCTCTCCCTGCGGCCGGGGCGGCGGGGGCCGTTCCCGGCTGTGGGAGATATGCTGCTGTAGCGCAATGAAAGAGCGGTATGCTGGGTTGATCGCCAGCGGATGCGATGCCGGTTAGACTCCGGCCAGCGGCAGACCCGCCAGCCCTGCGGGATATGAATGGGCAAATTCCTCCGCTGAAAACTGCCAATAGCTTGGACTTGCTGCTATAAACGGCGGGGCGTAGAATACGCTGTTTACTTCCGGGAGTAGTGGGGCTTCCTTGGTGTGACAATCTAAGCGGAGGATATATGCAGGCCTACCGGTGCATGAGCCGGGGCTTGTACCAGATCATTTTTGACCGATGCTTATGAGGCGCTTATGTTTTCTGTTTCTGAATATTTTGATCGAATGGAAAAAGAAAGCCTTGAAATTTTGGAAACTATGGAGCCTATTGACAAAACGATAACTCTTTGGTGGGGGTTTGATGGCATACGGCTGAGCGAAGATGGGACATCCAAGTGGGTGAGCCGCAGGAAAAAGCCGGTTAAAAACCAAGTCCATCATCCTTTCCAACCTGTTCCGCCTGAAGCGTTTAGATACGGCTTTACAGACCAAATTCAAAACACGAGGGCGCAGATAGAAGAGTTACGGATGCTAGCGACAGCGCTACAAGCGCAGTCTTTTTACACAATTCGGCAACAGCAGATGGAAAACATGGTGCAAAGATGCTGTTGCGATAATTTTTGGAGATAGATTTTGACCGAGAGGTGGTGGCTATGGCCGCAAGGCTGACGGACAAGCAAAAGCGTTTTGTTGCGGAATACCTAGTGGACCTCAATGCCACCGCCGCAGCAAAAAGGGCAGGGTACAGTAAAAAAACAGCCTGTGAACAGGCGGCCCGGCTGTTAGCAAATGTTAATGTTCAAACTGCTGTGCAGGAGGCTAAACAGGCTAGACAGGAGCGTACAGAAATTACTCAGGACATGGTTTTGCGAGAAACTGCGAAGCTGGCCTTTTTTGATATCCGAAAGATGTTTGACAAGGACGGGAAGCCGCTGGATATCTCGGAGCTGGACACCGACACAGCCGCCGCTTTGGCGGGGCTGGATGTGCAGGACATAGCCGATAATGATGGGGATTATGTCGGGTTCGTCAAGAAATACAAGATGGCTGACAAGCTCAAAGCACTGGAGCTGCTGGGAAAACACCTGGGCACTTGGGAGCCGAAAGATGACGGGCCGAAGGACGAAACTACCGAGGACGATCTGAGCCGGAGCCTGAGAGAATTGGGAGAGGGGTTGGAGAGCGATGCTTGAAATTGTTCCCATGAAGCTGAAAGAGGCAAATGCCTTTGTGGAGCAAAACCACCGCCACCATGGGCCTGTTGTGGGACACAAGTTTTCCATCGGTTGCTCCGATGGAGAGAAAATAGTTGGCGTTGCCATTGTGGGGCGGCCTGTTTCCCGCCATTTAGACGATGGATGGACATTGGAGGTAAATCGGCTTTGCACAGACGGGACCCACAACGCCTGTTCCATGTTATACGCCGCCGCATGGAGGGTGGCCCGTGCCATGGGATACAAAAAACTGGTGACTTACATCCTGGAGAGCGAGAACGGGACGAGCCTCCGTGCTGCCGGATGGAAATGCGTGGGACGGGCTGGGGGACTGCGGTGGACCGGGAAGCGCAGGCCAGAGGTAGACCTTTATCCGGCACAAATGAAAATAAGATTTGAAGTTACCACATGATTTCAGCAAAGCAAAAGAAAATCCTCGCCTTCCCCTACAGCCCCTACGATGCTCTGATCTGCGACGGCGCGGTCCGGTCCGGCAAGACCTCCATCGAGGTGGTGGCCTTCATCGACTGGGCCATGCGGGAGTTTTCCGGCCAGCGGTTCGGCATCTGCGGCAAGACCGTGGGCAGCGCGACGGAGAACATGGTCATACCGTACATATCCCGCAGCTACGCCAAGAAAAGCTATACGCTCAATTGGCGGCGTTCGCAGAAGATTTTGGAGGTGCGCCGTGGTCCAAGAGTGAATTACTTCGAGGTGTTCGGCGGCCGGGACGAGAGCAGCTTCGCCCTGATCCAGGGCCGGACGCTGGCAGGCGTGCTGCTGGACGAGGTAGTGCTGATGCCGGAGAGCTTTGTCAACCAGGCGCTGGCCAGGTGCAGCGTGGAGGGAGCGCGGATATGGTTCTCCTGCAACCCGGGGAACCCGAACCACTGGTTCAAGCGGGAGTGGATCGACAAGCGGGAGGAGCGGAACGCGCTCTACCTCCACTTCGAGATGACCGACAACCCCAGCCTGAGCGATAAGACGCTGGCCCGGTATCAGTCCATGTATTCCGGCGTGTTTTATGACCGGTATATCCGGGGGCTGTGGGTGGTCGCGGAGGGCCTGGTCTACGATTTTTTCAATGACAGCATGATCGTTGATGAAATTCCCTGGCAGGCCCTTCAGCGGGGGAAATGGTTCCTTTCCGTGGACTATGGCACGGTCAACCCGACGGCGGCGGGCCTGTGGTGCCTGTGGAAGGGAACGGCGTACATGACCGGAGAATATTACTACGACAGCCGCGCGGAGGATGAAAACGGGCACGGGAAAAACCCCCGCCGCACGGATGAGGAGCATTACGCGGAATTGGAAAAGCTGGCCGGAGACCGGCGGATCGAACGGGTGATCGTGGACCCGTCCGCAGCCAGCTTCAAGGAGACGATCCAGCGGCATGGACGTTTTCCCGTGTGGGACGCGGACAACTGCGTGCTGGACGGCATCCGCCTGACCGCCGCCCTGCTGAAGTCCGGACGGATACTGATACATAGGAGCTGTAAGGGGCTTATCAGCGAAATGGGGCAGTACGTGTGGGACACCGATGCGAAAGAGGACGCCGTGATAAAAGAATTTGACCATTCGGAGGATCAGCTGCGCTACTTCTGCGCAACCATCATGGAGCGGGAAGTGCGCGGGAATGGCATTTGAGCAATACCCACTGGATGTCGTATCCAAAACCGCCGCAATAACCGCCGTTAGGAGGATTGGAGGAAGA